ACACAACCTCAATCTTCAGTCAATAAGTACATCAGTACTAACCGTTCTTAGTCTTTTTAACATAACTACCCCAGTCTTAGCAAACACAGACGTGGGGGGAGTTTCTGCTACCGCTAATCCTGTCGCTAATTCCAGTGGCTCAGTAACCAATCAGGCAATACAGGTTTTACAAGGACCTTATATTACCAACACTTATAGTAATGGTATACAATGTCAAGGTGCTACCATGAACCTTACTCCGTTCTTCACTGGGAGTCTCAGCGAACAGCATCCTTACGAAGATTATTGGATGGATCCAGTGTACAATATGCTAGACGCCAATGATGATGGTGTACCTGATAATCCCGGTGAAATTTTATTTTATAAACCAACAAGAACAGGTCAGAAGAACAACCAGAATATATCAATAGGTATTAGTGGTACTATAAGTTGGCCACTTGATAAAAAATTAACTAAGTTATGTAAAGAGGCAGCAGCACAGCAGATAGCATACATCGAGCAGACAAATGCTAACAAGCGACTTGACTTTGAAATAGCTCGCTTAAAAAATTGTGGGGAATTGATGAAAGCTGGTATTATGTTTCATCCAAAGTCTCCTTACCACTCTGTTTGTGCTGATGTTGTATTGGTAAATCCACCAAATACATTACCAAATCATACCCACTCTATCCCTTCAACTTCTTATTCTTTTTCGGAGGTTTCACAGGTGGAAGACCCTTCTTCTCCCGATACTTATTTGATTGAATCTCCAGACGAGACAAAGTCCGATGGCGTCCCAGTTTCTTCTGGACAACACCAGTTGCCTTCTTTATTAGAGGTTTCAAAGCCCTCAGAATCAAATCCGCTAGGGGTTTTGCAAATAGGGCAGACGCAGTAGCAACTGCTGCGATGGTTGCGGTAGTCGTTACCACATTTGCAGTCGGTAAATATTTGTCAACAACAGTGGTAGGTTCATACAATACAACACAGGTAGTGCCTTGGAGTTCATGACCTACAACTTTCTCATCACCACTGGTAGTTAGATCACCTACACGTGGTTGGTTTGGTGCAGGGCATGGTTGTTCCTCTACACCTAAATTAGAAGTCTCAGGAACCTCTGGTGTACCTGGTGGATCTGGTGGTGGTTGCACTGGTGGTGGAGGTGCTTCTGTCGTTATTATTATATCTTCTGGCACATAGTCCATCGCATCAAAGGATGGATACTGACCGTCACATAAAACAACAGTCCCATCACTGTCATCCGTGACAAGTGAGGGACTTTTTCCTTCGTCTTCTGGGTGTGCTTCTACACAACCTGGCAAATCTACTATTGGTTTCCCAATGTGCACTGTAACTGGAACTGTTACGCTAGGTACAGAGGGTGCCTTGAATACTCTTATATTTGGGACGTTGAGAACTCTGATAGGAGGTATACTTACCTCTATCTGATTCACACTTGGAGAGTGTATGAAGTCAAGTTCTTCCATCTTCTAAGTAACAATACTCACATGCATTTGGATGACCTATGAGTTCTGGGATGTCTTGTTTTGCTTGCTGTAGTGCTTGAAAAGCATCATCTGCATACTCACAGATCTCTATAACGTTGTTCATCATGTCATGATAACCTACGACATAGTGTTTCATAGTTCTGTATTATTACTACATTACTATGTACACTACCACAGGTATCTTATGATGACTTTTTATTTGGACTCGCTGATATTGTCACGGGTCCCTGTTCTAACCTGATTGTTTGAGTGGGTGCTGCTTCTGTTGCTTTGGCGATGAGCATCTCCATATCCTTCTTGGTTATGTTAGCACCTCCACCACCTTCACCGTTCTTTTTCTTACCACCGGTCTGAATTCCGAACGTAGCTGTAACCCCCGTAAAGACCGAAGCTATGAAAGTCGGATCTATTTTGTCTTGTTCCCAACCTGGTATTGTGACGTAGTTCAATGTTAATATTGCACCAGACCACACAAGAATACCAAGGCGAACAAATGTACTAAGAATTACTAACTGCTCTTCTTTATCTTCAGCAAACTCTTGGAGTTTACCTATAGGACCTTTAGGTTTGTCCTTCTTATCTTCCATCTAGAAACTGCTAGGCAGTTTTATTTATAGGGATGGTGGTGTAGGTAATGAAGGTATTGCAGGTCCTGTAGTATCAGGTAGATCAACACTAGGAAGTGAATCAGCAACGCTTCCCATCACTGCTTCAAGTGCTTTCTCTTTGACACTCTCGATGATAGCGTCTTTTCTGATGTATACATACCCTGCTGTACCAACAACAGCAAGTGATACTGCACCAGCAAATAGTGCTGCTGCATTAACTAGTTTTTGCATAAGAATCCTCTGCTAATTTACGTAGGTAGTCTTGAAATGCCTGTTCAATACCATTGGTATTGGGGTTTCCTTGATCTACCCATAGAGTACAGAACTCATACACTGCACGTGTATGGTCTGCTAAGTGATGTTGCAATGCACGAAAGACTTCTGCCCTCAGTAACATTCTCTCGTCTGAGTAACGCCAGTCTTCCATATCAGCCGTTGGACTTGATAAAGTTTTCCGCGTCCATGACAACCAGTGGTTTTTTTCCATTTTTCTTCATTATAAGAATAGGTTCATAGTCACCAGAGTTATCAATTGCTTGTTGATAAGCATCCCAAACGTTCAACTTCTCTTGGTTTTTACATTCTATACTAAAAGGGAACTTTTGTCTAGCATCTCGTGCCATAATAAGATCCTCTCCTCCTGCACCCATACTCCTAGACTCAATGTCCTCAGGATGTACTTCCCTATGTTCAATGAGTTTATCTCTCACCCACTGCTGTAGTTTCCTACCCTTCGCTTTCGCTGATTGTGGTTTCATAATAACCTTTTTTCCACTATATCTATAACTGTTTTTGCTATCTGTTTATTACCCTCTTTTGATGGGTGGCAACATGGCATTAGATCAATTGGTGTATTACGAAAATCATAATCATATTCACATCTACCAAACGCTTGTCCCAAGTGTCCTAAAAAGTATGGTTTATTCAGACACTTCAAGTGTGAGGTTATAGCAGTATGATTTATTTCCTCAAAAACCTGATCCTGATACTTGGTGTGTATCTCTGTGCTGTAGTGTTGAAAAAATTCAATGTGTCTTTTTGCCCACCTTGCACCAGGTAGTTCATAATCATGGTACTTATACCTTCTCCATGCACTGGCTCTACTATCATAGAACTCTCTTCTTATATGCATAGTAAACTGAATAAAGAAGAAATCAAAATCTTTTAGATTATATGTCATGTCAGGAATCTTTCTTTTCTCTCGATTCCTTGGTTCATTCATAGTTTGTCCTGTAAAAAAGTGCCTCATGATAGTCTCATTAGTGGCACCACTGCTTGCTATATTGAATTCTTCAGCACCAAAATGCTTACAAACTAATGTGCTCCAACGATCTTCAAGAGAATATCCATTTGGAACTAACCCACCACCATAAGTCCATGAGCAACCATCAAAATAAAATTTCATTTATTTTCGTATTGTAATATCTCCCAAGTGTGCTTAAAATCAAACACATGGTATGAAGCACCCATTTTTTTCTCTCTTATTTTTTGTGCAAGAAGGTAGTCATTGCCACCTTTTTCCATCTTATCACCAAAAAATTTTACATCTCCATCAAAGTCTCTAAGTATCTGACTTTTATCTCTACCTTGTGGTGCTATATCTAGTCCTGTCTCACCACCAACAGTAGCATAGAGGTCAGGAAACTCTCGATTGAATCTCCTAGCAATTTGATGTCTTTCATTCTCATCTTTATCCCACTGCTTATATACTTCTCTCTCCTCCCAGTTAGCACCTCTACCTAAGATACTAAAGTTGACACAACCAGGTCTCCTTTCTATATGTGTGCCAGTTCTAATAGAAAAATTACTTTGCTTGAGTTCTAACATCAACCATGCATTGGCATCATGAGGTAGTTTCCAATCATCTCTATACACATTACGATCTCCCTCCCACACATCTGATCCAGAACAATTA